TTATCTTTTAACGGGCAATTAAAACCACTACATTTTGTTATATCACTCATTGTAATTCATCTTTAATATTTTGATAATCATAACCAGCACTAATTAATAAGTTAGTTATAATTTCTATTATTTCAACTGTTGTGATGTCGTCATAGTCACATTCAAAACTATGCTTTTTTCCGTATGCTTCGATTTGTATTTTCATAATTAAAATATAAAGGTTAAACGTTGTATTTGTCCGTGTTCTTTATCGTGTATATATCCCTCAACAGCTTTAGGTGCATGCTGATAACCGTTACGATGATGCCAACTATCTGTACCGCTTGGACTTCTTAACGTTTCGACGCAAACGCCCATATAATCTTTGCTAACTTTATGGTGTAAATGATGTGTATAAATATATTTATGTTTACAATTTACCCAGTCTTTACTTTCGTGTGCCATTAATAATGGTAAATTCTCTGCTCTTGCACCATCTCCGTGAGTTGTGCCTATTAAATTTTTACCATAAGTAAAATATTTTCGGTGTGCTATTGTAGTATCAAATGTTACATTTTTGCAGTCTTTAAAATGTGTTTCAATTACTTGTGCTAAAAAGAAACCATTTGTATAATCGTGATTACTTGGATTGTAAACCACGTGAACATCAGCTACACTCATAAGAATTTCAATAATATCTACATATAATTGTTTAGCTATTAAAAAATTACTATGCCACATTCCATCTGTATCTTGTGGAGTTCCGCTTGTAGTTGTTCTTTTCGTATTATCAATATGTAAAATATCGTTTCCTATGACAAATAAAACCTTATCTATTGTGGTAGTATCAATTTCATTTAATATGCCTTTACAACCTTTTAAAACACGTTGTACAGCTATTTGATTATTATATGTTTCCCCAACTTCAAAAGCACTGCATAATTTACCTATGTGAATGTCTGCAGGATCAAATACAAATAGCCTTTTATTTTCGTTTACTTCTCTTTTAAGTTGCGGATATTTAGGCACGTAATTTTTTAAATCTTCAATTACTTCTTTTGCTAAATTTTCAAAATTAAATTCTTGCGGTGCTTTGTATAATGGATTCGTAACTCTTACACTTTCATTCTTTGTCTTTAGCCATAGCATTGGAGTTGATTCTGGACTTATTCCGACATTACTACAAGCATCTAAAATACCTTTGTTTTTTTCCTTGTATCTTTTAATATAAGTTCTAAACAAATCAACATCAATATTCTCAACTTTAGAAACATTTTCTTTTAAAATTGTTTTAGCTATTTGCGTATTGCTATCGATAGTTTGTATTAGTTCAAATATTTCTGAATCGTATTGCGACCATTTTGAATTTGCCATATTTTTTATTTAGTAGGTTTTACCAAAAGTAATAAAAAAACCAATTAAATTAATAATTGGCATATTCTTTTTTTGCTTCAAAACTCGGACACGCTTTTACAACACCTTTAAAATCTTTATGCCCTTGTACAATAGCATTAGGAAATTGTTTTTTAGCTTGTTTTATTAGATATAAAAGACTTTCTTTTTGTTTTGGTGTTCTTGTATCTTTTGGCTTTCCTTTTTCATCTACGCCACCAATATAGCTAAAGTGAATTGAATTAGAATTATATCCTTTTACGCCATTAGTTACTTGTTCATATTTAGCCAACTCGTGAATAACTCCATTTGCATCTATTAACCTATGATAACCTACTGACTTCCATTTTAAAATATTTTTCCAATAGTCTAAAATAGATTGCTTTGTAGCATTTGGTTGTGTAGCTGTACAATGAATTACTATATAATCAATTTTTCTCATATTCTTAAAATTTTCGTAAAGTTGTGAAAGCATTAATCTTTTATTTCGTTAATATCTTTTTTTAAATCTTTGCCTTTAGATATAATTTCTTTAACAATTACCCAAAGTGACCGATTGCCTAACTTCATAGAAGTTTCATCTATTGACTTGACTTCAATATATATCCATACAAAGGTAAGTACTTTTGATATTAAATAAGGTATATCGAATAACTTTCCTTCTAAAATATATTTGTCTATCATAAAAGCAAATATTATGCTTCCCATATAAAAGAAAGTCTTAACTACAATATTGAAAAGTTTTGTACTTTTAAAAGAGTTAATTCCTTTTAGTTTGATACTTACATAAATTGCGAAAATTGTATCAAACAAAACAGCAAACGATATTAACGCCAATAGTCCGAGTATTGGCGTAATAAATATAAAGAATGTTGTTAAAATAATAATTAGTGTTTTAGTGGTAATCATAGGTTAAGTAGGTTATTCGATTATTGGCGTATATTCAATTTTTTCTAATTCGTTTAATTGGTCGTGAATTGCTTCGAATTCTTTACATTCTAAAACTTCAAGACCTGCTATCCATCTATCTGAACCATCTTTTGCAAATTCAAGTTTATAGCAATTATTAAAATAACCATTCAATGCGTTATATTGTTCTGTATTTGGGTGTAAAACTGTCATATTATAAAGAATTTAAGTAAGTATCAAAAGCATTTACAAAAGCTGTATTTTCAGATATCATAGAAGCACCCATTGCATACATAGACATTTTAGTATTTACATATATAGAACCTTGTCTTAAAATCCATTGATTTGCGTTAGGTAATCCTGTTGATAATAAAGTTCTATTTTCACCTACCGATGCGTTATACAAAGTAATAGCAGTTGAACTTGTACGATGTATAGACTTCATTCCTTTTGTAGCTGAATAAGCAAACACACTATTTAATGTATTTACCGCTCCTGAATTAATTTTATGCGTGTTGTAAGAACCTAAACGAATATTATTCGTATCAATACTATTACCTTCTATTCTTTGTGCAGTAGTTCCTGAAAATACATACATATGTCTACTTGCATCATTGGTAATATAGTTTGTACTTTGTGTAGAAGGATTAAAATTAGTATCAATATAACTACTCGTTCCATTCCCCATAAATCCTTCATTAGTTGTAAAAGTTGGACTTAAAACAGCGGTATATTGCGATAATCTTTTCCAATCTATTAAAGCAAATTGAGTACTTCCATCTGTAGCAAAGTTTGCAAACGTATCAAGTTTATTCCAAACTCCAGCAGTTTTCAAACTACTCAATAAAGTATTTTGTTTTAATCGTTGTGCTGTACTCGGTAAAGTATAACTATTAGTTGTTGCGTAATCTAAAATAGATTTGTATTCCGCTTCATAAATTGTTAAACTATTAGAAGTTGCATTTGCACTGCCTACAGAATTGGTTGCAGTTACTCTACAAGATACCTCATTTGAAGTATCAGCAGTTACTAAATTATAAGTAGATGAAGTTGCACCGCCAATATTACTTCCGTTTCTTAACCATTGGTAGGTATAAGTAATAGGTAAACTTCCGCTCCAACTTCCGTTAGTAGTAGTTAAAATACTTCCAACAGTATTAGTTCCACTTACAACAGGTGCTACAATATTTGAAGGCAAAACAGCACCTCCCCTTTTTACCCTATTGTTATGTATCAAATTATTACCTAATCCTAACATAATACTATCCTTTATATGCGATTACTTTTCCGCTTTCTACATCGACATCGTAAAATCTACCATATATAATAGTTCCAGCAGTAAGTGCTAAACTTGTTAAATCCGTATCTCCTACTATTTCGCTATCAGGTGTTGGATATGGTTTTAATTTTGAAGTAATAACAGCATCGGTTAAAACTTGAATAGCTACGAAAGTTTCGTTTTCAATTGAAGGTTCAGCATTTAATACTCTTAATCCAAATTGACCGAAAGAAGCTAATCCTTGATTTGCTCCGTTAAAATAATCTTTGTGTTTCATTTTGTTTTATAATTTATTATTTAAAATATTTCTGACATATATATCTTCGTCGATAAACTCGTTTGTTAAAAACCAACTGCCAAAACTTGGCTTATTTGGATTTACAACGTTATCACTACTACAACGCCATTCTGGTAAATTCTTTTTACAAAGCCATCTATACATACGCTCCGCAAACATATCCGCTTTAGCACGCATTTCGCTTACCAAATTAGATAACATTTTACTATCAATTGCAGAAGTATTAGCAGGAGTTGGTAAAGCAATCCCATTGTTACCAATTGTAAACGCTCCTATCTTTAAAAACTCTAAAGCACCTTGACGAATTAAAAAAGGTTTAATGTAATTTTCGTATAACGTCAAGTAATCACCTTCTAAAGTTTCAGCATCGTATTCGTTACAAATTTTATCGTATAAATCCTCTCCTAATAATTCCTCTAATCTTGTAATTTGAGCGTCTAAAATGCATTGACGCAATCTGTCTACATCGATATTCCCACCTAAAGGAGTATTTTCTGTTATTTCGTTATCTTTTAAAAGTATTATCATTACTTCAATTTAAAATAGTTATTGCTTGCTTGTGCAGGTTGTGCTACTAAAGGGTCATTCTCTTGCCATTTTGCTTTAGGTCTGTCAGCAGGATCTAAAGCTAAAATCATTTTTCGTGCCTCGTTGACGCTTAATGAATTATTACCTTTTCGTAAGTAAATTTTACGCATCCAAAAATGTTTACAATTCACACCGCCTTTGTACAACCATATTGAATAAGTATCAGCACCTTCTGCTCCTAATCCAGGATTAACAACTTTACTGCTTGCTAATTCAATATCTTCTTTTCTATAAACCTTATTAGCTTTTATCATTTTATTGCAAAATTCTCTTTGTCCTTCAGGATTTCCACCATACGAATAACGAATTTTAAAAAGGCTTGTATCTTGCTCACTTGTTACATTTGGAAAAGAACTCGGAACTTTTGCTAATTGCAAATGCATTTCGCTAATCGTAGGCTCTCCACTCATTGGAACTTCATCAATCAATTCCCATTCCTCATCATTAATTTCTTCACCTAAATTAATAAGTTCATCAGCAATTAAATCAGTTCCCTCTTTTTTTTTTGATAAACTTAATGCAGTTTCAGGAGTTTGCTTTTGTCTCAAACTTAAAAATTCCAATCCGCTTAACCCTTTTACAAACTCTATTGCGTCAATAATGTTTTCTTGAATAGGTTGTATAACATTTAAATACGTTTCGTTAAAAGCGGTTTCAATTTCTTCTGCATTAGAGCTGAATCCTGTACTTTTTGTAATTCCTAAAATTGCACCCGATACAACTTTGTGGGCGATACAAATTTTATTTTGAGCTTCCTGAGTTAAAAAGTCATATTGTTTGTGTGCATCGCTTACTTGTAATGCTGAAATTGTAGTTTCGCTTTCTTTATTATCATTAAAAGACAAAAGGAATTTACCCGCATTTGTGCTACCTGTTAATTGGTTTCTAATTTGTCGGCTAAATTTATTTAAATCTTGCTCGCTTTCAGGTTTGCCACCATTCACATTTATAACGTGTCCGAAAGACATACCATTTTTTATGTGGTTAACGTAGTAGTTTGCCAATTCGCTCTCTACTTCGCAATATGGTAACGCTGAAATATAAGAAGGATTACCAAAATAGAACTGACCTACATTATTAGCCTTAATTACAAAGACTTGGTTTTCGGTTTTCTTACCAAATCCATAAGTCGGTATTCTTTTAGGTAGGTATTTTTGTTGGTCATTCCAATCAAAGCAAAACCAATACGCTCTTATTTCCCCATCTTCAGCTTTGTTTGGTAAAAGTTTATTCTTTTCAATATGGTAAAGATTACCTTTTGGAGTTACTTCAAATGATGCCTCACCAAATAATACCATATCAAAACAAATCTTTCTTAAATCCGTTTTAGATATAAAATTTTGTTGAATGTTAAAACCTAATCCATATATATAACGTGCATACGAATCGATAATAGCGGAGTTTGTAGGACTTCCGTAATAACTCGCTATAATGTCTTTATACATTTGGTTATTTTCCCCATTCATAACAAAGTCTTTGTTTGGACTTTCTTTAATTTCGGGTCTAATATAATCCTTTGCTAATTTTAAAACTTCTAATTTCATACTGCTTTTGCTTTACTTCTGTATATTAGTGTACTATTGTTTGTAATTTCAAGCGTATACGTTCCGTTTAAGATAAAATCAAAATCAAATGTTATCAAACTATAACCGTCTGATAATTCGCACTCAATTCCACTTATAACGCTTTTAGTATTTGTAAGTTCGTGCCATAAAGTTAATGTTACAATAGGATCGTAAACCCTATGTAAAAATCTTAAATTATGTGTTTCGCTTGAAGTAATAAAATAGTCCATACTTTAATAACGTAATACTTTATTTTTTTTACATAAAAAAACCGCTGTTATAAGCGGTCAATTTCTTCTTTTATTTCTTTCCAATATAAGGCTTGTTCGTAATTCTGCATTCTATTCATTAAATCCCTAATTTCATTAATGCATTTTAAAGCTGAAACTTTGGCTAACTTATGAGTTAATGTAGCGTAACAAGGCTTCATGTTAATAACATCATCTACTATTATTTTTAAATAATAATAATATAAATCTTCTGCTTTTTCCTTCGGTGTCATAATTATATTTTTTTTTTACAAATATAATAAAAAAAACCGCCCTAAAATTAATTAGAGCGGTTAAAAAAAAATGGAAGATAAAATTAAACCTCTGGAGTCTCTCCGATGTATGAATTTTGTACCGTTGCTAATAACGCTGTTTTAGCAGTTGAACTTAAAAATGGTGCAAAGTCAGGGTCTTCTGCTGTGAACTCAAATGTAAATCCGTTTAAGTCTCCTTTTGCAAGTCCTGTAACTGCACTACCATTAGTTGCTTTTACTGAATTTTTATAACCCATCAATTTGATGTTTCCGTTATAATCTTCAACAAAAATAACTAATCTATTTCTCATCATTAATGATAACTCTTCTTGTGTTTCAGGATCTAATATTGGTAAATTACCAACTAAAACCTGAGAAACGAATTTGCTACCATTATCCCAATTGATATTAGGAGTTTCTGTTAATCCTTGCGTGTTACTTGAAAACTCATATTTAAAAGTTTCATCTAACGTACCTAAAGATGCTACAACCTGAGCAGTTGCAGTTATTCCATAGTCAGCATATAAACCAATAAATATATTTTTCACACCAGCAACCGCACCTAAACAAGCTACTTTTTTCCCTTTTGTAATAAAATCACAACTACTCATATTATATATGTTTTTAAAAAGGCTCGAATTAACGAGCCTTTATGTTAATATTATGCTTCAGGAATTCTGTACCATACAATCTCAGGTGCATAAACGTAGATTACTCCAACGTTATAAACCATAGTACCTCTTACTTTACCAGTCAATAAACCGATAGCATCCTCATCAACTACTTGAATTGAATTGTGGTCTTCTAAAGCACCTGTAACAAATCCTAAATTACCTGTTTCAGCGATTACGATAGTAGCTTCTGGCAAACCGCCTACTTCAACTAATCTATGTTTTCCAAAAACTAATTCAGTATTAGCGTTACCACCTAATCCATTAGTAGTTCCTTTGTCGATAAGGTAAAAGTTATACGCTTGAGCAACATCAGGAGAAACCATAACGTTTAAAGTTCTTCTTCTAATTGCTAAAGGAATAGCAGCAACCGCTTTTTCTAATTCAGCGATAACATTTGTTTTGTCGATAGCCTCACCATCAACTGTTACGATATTAACATCATCAGCAAATTGAGTTAAGAAACCATCATAACCATTTGTAGCGTCTACACCTTGCCAAATGTTGTCATCTGTATAAGATGCTTCATTTGCTAATTTAGATGCAATAATTCCATCTAAAATTTCTTTAGGGAAAACATCGTTAGCAGCACTTGCTCCCATTTCGTCAGCAGTCCAAGTAGCTCTAAAAGTTTCTTTACATAAATCCCAATCATCTTTGAATTTTGTAGGAGTGATTGATTTTTCAGCTAAAGTAATTGAACCCGCTGGAGTGTGTCCACAAGTGTACTCTCTTCTTCCGTTTGTAGTTTCTAATTTTCTTAAAGAAAGTTTAGAGTTTACATTTGGATAAATTGTTACTAAATTGTTTTTTAAAGTGTCAGCTTCTTTCCACGCTTTTAGGAAAAGACCACCAGCTACTTTACCATTGTAGTTTGAACCTACAGTTACTGTTGTTGGCATATTAATTTTGTTTTTGTAATTCTAATAAAAATTTCTCTTGCAAGTTTTTAGGCTCTGCAACCTCTGTATGAATTGGAGTAGCTTTAGTTAAAATAACTTCTGCTTCTTCTTTTTTCATTTCAGCTTTAAACCCTTCTAATTGTGCAGCTACAGCTTTAGCAATTTCGCCAACATACGCTTGCATAATTTCATTTACTTTAGCTTCGACAGAGTCATCAGCCATTTCTACCTCAGCTTCCGCCTCAGGTTGTTCAGCTTCTTTTTCAGTAAGTTCAGCAACTTTGCCTTCTGTAACTACGACCATCATTTCGTCGATTTCGTAAGTTCCAGCAGTAAGTGCTTCCGTCATAGCCTCATCAGCAAAAACCATTGTATCAACCGCTAACGCTTCCCCTTCAAAGAAAACCGCTTGCTCGTCGATAGTCATAGATTTTCCTAACTTAACTTGTGTTTGATTAAGAGAGGCAAAGCCTTCTTTAATCGCTGTTAAAATAGTTTCTAAATTCATATCTGTTTTTAAATTTACATTCTCTTCTAATTCAAAAGCTCCATCAATTGATACGCCTTTGATTTCACCCGCCTCTATTTTAGCCATAACCTCATCATCATCAACTCTAAAAATAGTAAACCACGTGCCAATAGGTTGATTAAATCCTTTCATTACGCTTTTATCGTGTACATCATCTTCTTTTATCCAACTTTCAACAAAGGTTACACCCTCTAATTTTAGATTTATATCGTGTTCAAGTGTACTTTCGTTTTGAAAACCACGCTTTTGGAACTCTTGTTGTGCTAATTGTATGGTTTCTTTTGGAAAAACAATATTAAAAGCGTTGCCATTATCGTCAATTCTTAATATTTTTTGGTCAGGAATAAGTACAGGAGTCATAAATAAACGTTTCTCTTTGTCTATTTCTGCTAATTTTACTTCATAATCCTTTGACATTTGCACAAAATACTCTTCAATAGCTGGGTCTTCAACTAAAGAAATCGCATAAACGCCCTTGTTTTTATTTGGATTGAATCTAATTACGTATGTGTCCATATTTATTTAACGAAAAAAAAAGTTTATTTTACATATTGAATTGTAAAAATGTTTATATTTGTGCCATCGCTACAACTAAAAATATTAATCCCTGACATTTGTAGCGAGTGTTGGGGATTTTTTTAAACTATTTAATATGAAAAAAGTATTATTAATTTTAGGGTTGTCTATTTCGTTATTATCTTGTAATGATTACCAAAGACAACAAAGCCAATTAGATGCAGAAAGTGAAGGTAAATCTATTTTACTAAAAGCTGAAAGCGAAAAGAAAGCCGACATTGAACAAGCAAAGGCTAACTACGAATCTGCAAAATTAGACGCTCTTACAAAAATTGAAAAAGCAAAAGCAGAAAGCCAATCTATTTTAATGAAAGCCGAAAGTCAAGCAAAAGCAAACAGATTATTAAACGAATCAATTACACCTGAAATTTTAGAGTTTAATAAAATAAATCGTTGGAATGGTAAATTACCAACTACTACTTTAGGTAATCAAGGTGCAATTATAAATTTAAAATAATGAAAATACTTGTTCTTACATTAGTAGGTATTCCTTTATTGATTATTTTCTATTTAGGAATAATTCGTTTAATAAAAGAGTTTTTTAAAAAATAATTTATTATATTTGTGCTTTGAGTTTTTTCATAGTTTGAATTTTTTAGTTATTAATCATTAAAGCCACTTACCTGAGAGAGTGGCTTTTTTATTATCCTAAACTTGCGTTACTTACTATATTCCTATCTAAACTTTGTTGAGTAGTTACATTGTTTGCGACTACATACGCTTGTATTGGTGGTTGCGTTCCTCCTAAAGTATTGGCTATTTGATTTACACCGCTATTACCTACTACATTGAAAGTTGGTGCAGCAGTAGTACCACCACCTCCTGAAATATTACTAGGTACTGAACCACCGCCACCACCGCCACCTTTTGGAGTTTTAACAGATAAAATCTTTTTAACTTGTAATAAACCTGCTACACCTGTTACAATAGCTTGAGCGATTGCATAACCTGGCACAGGAATGTTTGAAAACGCTGCTAATTGTCCAGCTATTGCTGTATATGTAGAAATTGTTGCAGATGCTACAGCGGCAGCCTTTCCTGCAGCTGTGCTTTCCCCAAGTTCATCAGCAGCTAAACTTAAACCACCACTAATGGCATCCAACATTAATAATTTTGCCTTTTTTTCTTTTTCGGCTATTTCAATTCTTGCATCTGCATATTGCTTTTCTAATTCTTTTCTTTGCTCTTCTGATAATGTTTTATCTTGCAATAAAGTATTTTCTCTTTCTGTTAAAATTTCTCTTTGCTCCTCAAAAGTTAAAGCTTCAAATTCTTTATTAAGTTCAAGTTCCTCTAATTTCTTTTCTTGGTCTTTTGCTTTTTTATCTTCTGCTTCTTTATCGTCTTTTGCTTTTTGCTCTTTTACACGATTACGCTCTTGCTCATCATACTTTAAATTAATTTCGTTTTGTTCGTTTAATATTTGTAATTCAAGCTCGGTAGTATCTTTTCCGTATTTCTTTAGAAGTGCTAATTTAGCATCATTCTTAATTTTTAAATCGTTAAGCTCTTTTTCACGTTCAGTAAGCACGCTATCGTCGTTTGCCTTAACAGCCTCTTGCTGAATCTTTTTAATTTCTTCAAGGTCTTTCTTTTGTTGGTCTCTTAACTCTTGACGTGCTTTGTCCCTTTCTTCTTTTCTTCTCTTTTCGTTTTCTTTTGCTGAACTTACTTCGGCTGTTTTGATTTCAACTAAATGACGATTTTGTATATCTTTCTTTTCGTCAAGTGCTTTTCTTACATCTTGATTTTGTTTATTAAATTGCTTAATACTTTCGTTTGCTGTTTCTTGTTGCTTTTTAATAACCTCTTCATCTGCACCCGCAGCTTTTAAACTCGCAAGAGTATTTAAGTTCTTTTGATATGTATTTTCTGCAATTGCTCTCTGTGATTTTTCGTAAGCAATTTTTTCGTCAATTAATTTCAATTCTAATTTACGAATAGCCTCCGCACTCATTCCACTTGCTTTTGCCATTGCAAGCTCTTGCTTTTGCTTTTTATCGAATTGCTCCGAATTTCTTTCAAGTGTTTTAGTTTGATTTTCAAGTGCTACTCTATTTTGTTCAACTGCTGCGGAGTTTTGTTTTGCAGCCTCTGAATTATCTATAAAGTATTTTGTCAAAGCTACACCCGCTGCTATAAGAGCGACAACTGCTGCTATAATTGCACCGATTGGATTCGCAGCTTGTGCTGCATTCCATAACCATTGCCCCGCTGTAATTGCTTTTTGAACTATTGTATATTGTTGAGCAACCGCAGCCAAACGCTTGAAGTCTTTAGCACTATCTGCAATACCTGACAAACTTTGAGAGAGTGCCATAGCGGATTGAACTTTTAATAAAGTTTCTTGTGCAGCTTCTCCCTCAACTCCTAACAAACCTAAAGATGATTGATAACCTTGTATAGCATTTGCACCCGCAGCAATAGCACCAGTAGCAGCTTGAAACTTTGCTCCTGGGTCGAACAATTTAGCTGTTTCTTGTGCCTCTGCTATTTGGTCTTTTAAAGTTGCTACTTTTTTAGCAGCGTTTAAAGCAGCCTCCGAATAGTCCCCGAATTCTTTTTGAGCGTTTACTAATTCAATAGTAGCTTCTTTAATTTGAGTCTTTAAACTCGCAGTACTTTTGTCTGTTTGTTGTACCGCCTTGTTTAAGTTGTCAAGTCCGCCTAACGCTTTTAATTCGTCAACATCTATTTCTATTACTTTTGTAATCGCCATTTGTTATAGTCTTTAAGTTCTTTAAAATTTTCAGGCAGTTTGTATTTACCTTTTGCGAAATCAATTGTTTCGCATTCCCCTTTTGGTGCTATCTTTAATAGCTCGATTATTAGTTTAAGCATTTTGTATAATTGGTATTTCGATATTAATTGCAACTCCAAATTCATTATTCCACTTGCCCGTAATATATCCTATTCTTTCAACTCCTGTTGTGTTTTCAGATATATCTACTCTTATGGTTGTGTCATTATAATAGTCCGTATTAATGTAGTTAATCCACCCATAGAGAGATGATTGCAAAGATATTAACGGACTTACATTCCTTAATAATAAAACCTCAATAGTTCTTTCTGCATTATCAACTTCATAAAATGGCTCAAAAGAGAATCGGTTACCTATTGGAACTATTCCACTACGATAATCTGTTAGCAATTCCATTGTAGTTTCTCCGCTTGTAATATCGGTTGTCATTTTATTAATCGTGTATTTTTTATCACGAATAATAATTCTATCGTTTAATTTAATATCAATCAACTGAACAGGATTAAAGTAACATTTAACTACAACTAATCTACTTTTAATGTTGAAGATATTACCTAGGTAATTTTCGTAGTGTCTTTTGTATAGTCCGTTTGATGCCGAACTTAAAAACCAAGTAGATATTTCTTCACCCCAATTTAAAGTTAAAATAGTTCCGTTATTGTAATCGTTTGAAAATCTTCTATATTGTGTTATATTACTATGCCCACCCGTAAGTAAATCAATTCTAATGTTTGGAGTTACTGTCTGCACTCCATTATCATACATTAATAAAGGCTTCGGTAAATAGTTAGCTAAATCAATCTTTTTAAATGTAATAGTTTGAAAATCGCTATTTGATTTTCTTTCATACATAGCGTTTTCAAAAGGTAAATCTACGCTGAAAGTTGAACTTTCTAAACTATCAATTTGCTCATAGGCTAAATCACCATAAGCAAAATTTCGAGTTGACAAAAACAATTCATCGAATTTAGTATTTAATATATTTTCGCTTTTTTGAAATTTGAAATTAATGTTTTTATACATTGAAGTTTTCTTTAATTCAATGTCATCAGAAATTACATTTTCACTTATGTCGTTATAACGCCCATCGTTATAGTATAACTCTAACGGAATTAACTCATAGGTTGTTTCATCTTGCGGAATGATAACTAAATTAAACATTTTAATTAAACCAGTAATTAAATCAATCAATTTCAAGTCAGGAGCATAACCACCTATATCGATTGTACTTGAAATAGTTTGAGTTGAACTTGTTGCTGTATATACTAAAGGACCTGTTCCTAAAGGACCTGCTCCTATTCCTATATTGTAAACAAGTGTAGTTGTAAAAGAAAATCCACTTTGCGAACTTATATAAACTGAATATTTATCGTTTCTATTTTGAGTTGTTATATTTGCTGTAAAGAAATCACGTGTTCCACTACTTCCAACAACTCCCACAAAAGAATTATCTAAAACTCCATTCTTATAAATTAATATATCATAAGGTTGTGTACTTGCAGTTGTAACCGCTATACCCATATAACGATAATTAATAAAACCTGACCTTGTCATTAAACCAACTTCATCAGTAGTTAAATTCATTTCAGTAAAAGCAGTGCTACTTTTTGCTGTAAAATTAACTCTTAAAGGTGTTAACTTTTGGCTAAAACTTTCAGCGTTTTTAAACAACATCCATAACTTTGTAAATTGTGGATAATCTAAAAATGCACCCGTAAAATTTAAGTCATATTTCGTTGATATTCTCGATAATATTTCAGATAATGGTATTGCGGGAAATAAACTATTCCATTTTATAGAACCAGCATTAATTGTAATGTCGTTAGTTCCGCCACCGCCATAATTATATATTCTATCATTTGCAAATAATGGATATGATACATCGTAAGTATTGCTTGTAATTCGATTGATTACTTCAGTAGCTGTAAAAGTATGGTTTAAACTACTAAAATCTAAATTCGCAAGTTTATCCTCTTTTAAAATGTCTTTAATATTCTTTGCCTTGCCATAAAATACAATTGAATAGGAATCAACCATATTGTCTTTGTACTTCACATCGTTTAAAGCAAAAGCACCATCTCTAAAAGTACGTGTATCTATTTCAATATATCCGTTATATTTAACTCTATGGTCAAAACCACCATCTAAACTACTTTCGTACCAATGCTTGAAAATTTCATTATTAGTAGTACTTGCGGGAATAGTGAAACTTTGTGTAAAATCAGTCTTTGCTTTTGATACATCGGCAATATCTTGCACCGAAGAAGTAACACTTATCTTTTCATCGTCAAATAATTCAATTCGTTTAGCTATGCCATCAACATAAATGTAAAGTGCTACCATTATATTACATCGTTTATTAGTCCGTAGTTAAATTCAAACTCAATTTCATAGTTAATATTCTTATCTTTTAAATGCGTTTTAATATCAAATGATTGACTTTTAACTATTGCTGGCTTGTTGTCTAATAAAACAACCTTGCTCAACATTAAATCCTGAATTAACTCGCTGTAATTTTCATCAACCCACCCCGTATTACATTTTATCTTTTGAGTACCTTGAAAATTAAAACGTTGTTTAATCCCTTGTAATGGATTGAAATCGATTGATGAAGGTAATAGATTATAGTCTTTAGATTTTACGTCTATGCCTTGTTGATTAGCTTTAAAGAAAGTAAGATACTGCCAACCCCCATAACGATTAATGTAAGTGCAAACAACAGGCGTATAAATAGGCTCGCAAAGTTCTTCAGCATAAAAATTATATACACCTAAATCACTATCTACATATTCACTCGATTGTAGTATTGGATATTTCCATAAAGAATCCTCTGTAATATTTAGAAAATCGTAAGAAGTATCATAAGTACCAACTTCAAAAAATATATTAACATAATTTGTATCAAAATCCTTAACATAGCTTTTAATCGAAGTATTGAAAAGCGGAACTACATCAGCATCTGTAAACTGATTATAACCACCACTATAAGAAGTATATCCATTTAAACAAACATAAACCTCATCTAATAACTCAACATCATCTGAATAGCTTATCACTCGCATATAACACCACGTATTTACATTTTCTTCTGTAGGTACTGATACGCTAACTGGTGCAATAGGCTTAATAAAACCTTGTGCTAAATTAGAAACATTCCACGATAACTTTGTTTGTGTCGGACTCGGTACTTGCTTTGTAAAAGTATAGTTTGGAGTTGTAGGTACAGTCGTATCCTTATTCCACAAAAATACTTCTATCTTTGCTGATGTTTGCCCCACCTCATTAACTTCTATAAAATACGGACTTCTTATAAATATCTTTTTCATTTCTTAAATGTTGTTTCTTTTAACAATTTTTCTACATCTAATGCATACGCCTCTACTAACTCTTCAGGCAACCTTTCAAAACCAACTTCAAAAGGTTTACTAAAAAAGCGAGTAGCCTCAATTCCTTTTTGCCAAATGCTGCGAGTTATAATAAAAGCTGTTTGTTCATAGCTTAAAAACCTTCCACTCTCTCTATCTTTAAATTGAAAGCGTCTATCTTTTACCCATTGATTAATACCTTCTGTTAGTCCGCCTTTCTTTCCTGTACCTGTTCCGAATCTAAAACCGCCTTGCTTAAAAGTACTTAATGAGTTACCGCTACTTTTACCTTTTACTCCGCTATCTTGATACGCTCCATACTCCTCCATTTCAAAGTAAATACCGATACTATTTTTAGAAGTAGTAGCCTCACCTTTTATGCTATCGTATAGCCTACGCTTAACGTTTTTATTCTTACGTGTTAAATTTGCACGTGATTGTGATACGACGTATTTCGTAAACTTTGAAAGTGCCTTATTTGTTTCCGTTCTATCTAACATAATCTATTAGGGAAGTTCAAAGTAATCAAAACTGAATACCCATCTAATCCGTTAGCAAATGCGTTATCTATTAACAAAGGACTGCTACTCGTTACAAAAGAAATGTTTTCGTTATTCTGTAATCGTTCAGTCTTATTTAAAATACTTCTTAATACATCATAAGCTAAACTCCAATTATCCCATCGGTTATCGTTTCCGTTAAACTTATTTGTTATAGCTCTTTTATTTGTGTCTCGTTGATCAACAACTGTTACTTCAAATGTTACATCGTTAGAATTAAAATCGTTTGAATTTACCCTAACGTTTGCCATAGGGTATAAATCTTTTTTATTAAAATCTAATTCATCTTCATTTGCTGAAAATATAGTTTTAATTCTATCATCTTCGTTCAAGTGTCCGACTATTAAATTAAGTCCTGCTAAAATAACGTTTCGCATTTTCTTGTTTAAATTTTTCTTCTTGTGCCTTATCTTTTAAATAATCGATATGCGTAAGAATTTCGTTAATATTTAGTTGTGATACAACTTCTTTAAATCGGAGCCTATCTCCTCCAGCGAGTTCATCAATTGTGATATACCAACCCCATTTTTCTCCAAAAGAGCTACTTCCGAACTCGTTAGATTTTTTAGTGTATATTGAGGGATAGTTGTCAATAAGTCGATTGTTAAACTCGAAAAAAAAACCTTTGCACCTATGTAGGCACTTGCAGGAGCTTTACGCATTAACTCGGAATACTTATCACTCCCTTTGTATTTTTCAATTGTGTATAGTTTGTTTTTCTCTCTTTTAATCGGTCGATACAAAACAGCCATAGCTTTAAAAATATCTACGTTTAAATACATTTCAGCATCTAAAAATTCAGAGCCTAACATCGTGTCAAGATTCGGAATAAAACCAAACTTTATACCATCAATTGTAAAATGTTCAATCTGTGGCTTTGAGTTTAATAAGTTCAAAACGCTATCAGCAATTTCGTTTATGTCTGACATTGAAAATTTAACTACTTTGTCAAGTTGCAATTCGCAAACTATTGAAACAATAGTCATTTTTAAAAGCGTTTCATTATCAATTAGCTTAACAGCCTCCGTAATTTTATGAAGTTGTAAGCAAGTAATTTCTTTTAGTGATGTTGGTATAGTAACTTCCATTAGATTTTAAAGTTTTTATCCGTTGCTATTTCATATTCATAATGCCAACTTTCAGAAGTACCACAAGCAAGTCTATAAAATAAACCATTTTTGCATATTTGTATTCCTGTTATAATTCTCATTAGTTGCTCTTCATCTGTTATTAAGAATACAACCTCTTCAATTTTGTATTTATTATTTATCTCCATATTATTATAACGTATTTATTTGATTTTTTTTTAATTATCCAAACATTAATTTTCCTTTATTTCTCAAATGCTTGCAAGATTGCACCGCTAAAGACAAACTTATAACGCTATCATCGTGAACTCCAACAGGTGCAGTATATTGAACATTCCTTGTTTGAGAGTTGTATATGTATGTAAAAGCGTTTAATTCATCTACAAGCCAATTTATGTCTAAAATAGATATATTCTTTTGTTCAAAAAGAACCGCCAAATCTTCAATCATAATAGGTTTACTTTTAGAAGTAGTCATAAAAGGAAATATCTTATTACCTACTTTCTTTTTTAGTATTTCAAAAAATACATCACCTTGATTATTTACTTCGACATAAGTTGTGGCATTGTATTCGTTTATTTTATTGGCAACCTTATCAATTATATTTGTCCATTCATCTTGACGCCACCTATCACAATATACCATTTCGTTATTCTCATTCACAATTGATAAAACGGTGTAGTCATCTGCACGCCCAATATCCAAACCGCCATAAAATTTAGTTGATGTATTCGCTAATTTTATACACTCGTTTACATTTGTAAACAATCCGCTACCATTATCTAAAAACTCGGCAAGGTATTCTTGCTCAAATATATGTTTTGGTAAATTTTGTCTACGCTCATCTAAATCTAAATGGTTAATCATTGGATTGTCGTATGAAGTGTATTTAAAATACTTATATCGATTATCGTAATTAGCCATTAAGCTCATTTTATAAAAGTGATTCTTACCATTTGGAGTTGATATGAAAATAACCTTTTTGCCTTTTACCAATACGGTTGCAGAAAGTACTTCGTCCCAAAGTTCAGAACGTGTAAAAGCGTATTCATCAATTATAAGATAGTCAAATGTATTACCACGAATATTATCTGGACGCTCCCCTGAAAAGAAATTAATTTTAGAGCCAAATCCTTGTATCGTTAAATCACTTCTATTAAACTCAAAAAGACCACTTTTAGAAGTAGCCTTTTCGATTTCATCAAATACTTTTTTACCTTGCTTATAAATTGGAGTTACCCAAGCGATATTGCATCCTTTGTCATTTATTGCCCAATATAATAACTGATTAATACCTAACATCGATTTTCCGAACTGTCTACCAATATTTAAAATGTAGTACTTATATTGTTCTTTATTTATCGAGTGATGTATTAACTTTTGTTTATCGTGCGGATTATAACCTTTAATCGTTCCCAAATTCAAAAGATGTTATATCGTGTTTGATTTCTTGCTTTTCAGTTAGTCCGTTTAATCTTGCCACTAAATTAGGTGCTTTATATCTACCTGTTAAACTTCCGCTTATTTGGTCGTTTTCCCATTCCTTTCGTATATGCGTAATGACACCCAAATATTCATCATATTTATTTTCATAATTATCAATATATTGATGTATATGATGCCCTAATTTATTATAAGCAAAACTTTCAAAACCTTGTCTTAAATATGGTTTTTTTATATTTAATTCAACTACACCTCTTGCAGTTGCTACTTCTTGAATATCTGGATTACTATCTATGAAACTTTTATATTCATTCCATAATTCAAGTAATATTTGAGGATTTTCTATGTATTTACGTTTTCCCATAATCTTTTTAAATCTTTCATATAGTTATTTTGATATGTAGCTCCGCAGCTTTTACAAGGCTCGGTAGTAACATTAAACAATCTTAACCAAATACCTTCACAATAAATTATATCTTGTACTTTACTTCTTGGAATAGGTAAACCTTGATACCAACTAAATACTTCCGTTAAGAATTTCATATCTTCTTCGGTTGGCTTTTGTGCTTTTTTAAAAGGGAATAATTTATTTAGTTTGCTTTGCCTTTTTTCACATTCGCTACATTGCTCTATTCCTAAGGCATCCGTTACAACTTTGACTGCATCTCCAAGTCCTTGCATATTTTTAATTTTATTCGTTGAAATCGTGTGTATATAGTTCGGTAAGGTATTCCTGTTTCACGTGATAATTTTGAAAGGTTTGCACCATCTATTTCTGCTATAATTTCATTCTTATCATTTGTAATCTTTCTGCCAAAGTAGGCATAGTATAATTGCTTTTCTACATTTGAGAGCTTATCTAAATTTATTCTTTGTTCTTGATAATCTTCGTTTGATATTTCAAAGATACTAAAGTCATCGATTGGGATTTCTTTTGTATTTCTGATTTTGTTAATGTAGATTGACCGCATTACGATATAAATATATCCGAAATCTATTTCGTGAATTTGCTTACCTGTTTCATATAGCTTAATGTAAGTGTCTTGTAATAAGTCGTCGGCATTATTATGGTCAAATTTCTTTGCCATAGTTAATAATTCTTTGTGATACCTTACAAGTTCGTTTAACATTAAGCCTTTTTACTTCTACGTCTTTTTTTAATAACAGTTTCAGTTTCTACAACTAAATCCAATTGCTCTGGAGTTGGCTCGATTAAAAATTCCAATGCACCTTTTAATGCTTTGTTAATTTCTTTGATGCGCTCAGCAGACGCTTCAAAAGTTTTCCCAGGATTGTATTGTATCCCTGTTTCTTTATCTTTAAAAGATATTTGTACTGTTGCCTTCATATTTTATATTTTTAAAATAAATCAGGAATAGCCAAACCTGATTTGATTATCAATCTTATAAGCCATTATAAGAACGTTGCTATTTTTCACAAATGTATACAAAAAATAAATACAAATTACAAAAAAATTATAATAAATTTTTTAACTCTAATGCTCTTTTAAAATTTCCTGTTCCATAAACTTTATGTTCTTTTTCGTGGCAATTTAAACAAAGAGTAATTAAATCATTATTATCATACCCCCAAGCCTTTTTGTTTTCTTTATAAAGCATATGATGAATATGCAAATATTTTTTTGAATTACATAGTTTGCAAGAACTTTTATCTCTTATTAAAATTTCTTTTCTTTTATTTATCCATAATGGATTTTTTAAATCTGAATGATAATTTAAAATAAATTCTTGTTTCTTTTTTCTCTTTTTTTCTTCTAATCTTTCTTCAATTGTTGTAAAATTAATTCTATCTTTTTCAATAGAAAGTCTGTCTATTTTCTCAAAGCTAAAAAAATTATCGTAATAATCTATTTCAATATTAAATCCCTCCTGCAGGTGCGTTGTATCGGTGTATCGATATTCTAAAATCCAATGCCAATGCTCTGACTTATCAATCCATTTTGACGGCTTGCGCGTTTCTTTTACTACTCCGATAAGTCTGAAAGGTCGACCTGTGTCGCCAACCTGTAAACGTAGGTCGGTATAAATTTCTTTTCCTTTAGGGAGTTTTAAAATCAATTTCATAGTCTTGCCATATTTTAACGTTTAAACCTTTTGCTCTCATTTCCTCAATTCTATACTTTTGAATTGTAGATAAAACTCCCTTTGGTTGTTTAACCTCTATAAAAGTAGCTACATTATTTTTATCAACCGCTAATAAATCCGGAATACCATTTTTATTAGTTCGTATTAATTTAAGAACAAAGTAGCCTTCTGCTTCTAACTTCTTTATTATTTTGTGTTGTATCTTTGATTCCATATTGCTTTTTAAAAATTGAATTGGTATAATCTAATTTTTTTGAAACTGCATTATATATATTTTGTTCTATTCCGTTTTTTGAAAATATCCAAAATACATTATTTACGGCTCTATCTTTTGTGGTTAATCTATCTTTACTTTGAAAGTAACTAACTGCACTAAATTGAATGTTAAACATTACAAGCGCATCGGCTTTCGCTAAACTAATTCCCTCACGACCTGAAACTATTTGAAGTGCTATCCATTTATCAGTTGTATTAAATTCGTCTAAATCCGTTGTCAATTTATTGCCAAACGTTTGTTTTAACATTTCAAGTTCAGCTACAAAATTATAAAAAATTGCTATTTTGTATTCAGCAAACTTTTGCTGAATAAATAACGCCTTTGAATTGTCTATTATTTGCGTTGATCCATCTTCAAATTTTATAGTTCCGCTTGAAAGCTGGTGTATTTTCTGCTGCAATTTTACGGCTGTGTCTGCTACAATTGATTTGCCAGTTGTTGAAGAAGTTACTACTAAATCCTTTTTTAGCTTATCAATTATCTTGTAGGTAATCGGTTGCATTTCAACTTCTAAAATCATTTCATTAACGTTGGATGTGAATCCAGCTTCGGACTGCGTATAAGTTAAAATGTAATACCTACATAAGTGCCAAAAGTCTTTTTTTCTTGCTTCGGAGTAATCATTTACTTTTGCATATCCTAAATTCCTTTGCTTAATATCCACATATTTATTCGCCCATTTATAAAAGTTTGCAAATTCTTTAAAAGGATTGTTATTTGAAAGTGTAAACAAATGATAATATTGTGAGTAACTTTCAGGCGTTGGCGTTCCGCTTAACATTATCATAGGAATATTCCCAAAACGTTGTTTTATATCTTTGTGGTATTTACTTGGTTTAGGGTACGAACTATATCCATGAACCTCATCAATTATAACAATATCAAAATCGTTTGTTTCTACCTTATGTAATGATTCACGATTGATAATAGTCAAGTCATAAGTATAACCAAAGTTTTTATAATCGGATTCAATAGAAGAAAACGCTTTAATTTTAGTTATAAATAAAACACGATTAGCATTTACTTTTTTACAAGTTTCAAGAGCTGTTATTGTCTTGCCAACGCGTACCTCAAGGAATAAACATACTAATTTTTTTCTTTGTAAAATCTCGCTTGCGTCATCTGAAATTCTAATTTGATAATCTCTAAGTTGTTGCATAGTATTTATTTTTTAATATGTTATAAATAGTTGAAACATCAACATTAAAATTATCAGCTAAATATTTTATATTTCCTTTTCTACCTTTTACTGCTTTATTTCTTATGTAAATAACTTGAGAGTTATCTAATTTTCTAATTGGATTTTTTTTATTAAGATAATTATAAGAATGTATTTCGTTTTCTGAATGCGTACTCCATTCTAAATTACCTAAAGAATTATTTAATTTGTTCCCGTCTTTATGATTTACACATTTTTTGTTATCTTCATTTTTTAAAAAAGATAATGCTACAAGTCTATGAACTAAAAATCTTTTTACTTTGTTTTCTTTGCATAAAGAAACTCTTAAATAACCTTTTGATAATTCTTTTTTTAATATTCTTTTTTTAGAATATTTATTACTAATAACTACTCCATTAGTACTTACTTCATAATCTTCAAAACCTTCAATTTTTTTCCAAACTTCCATAAAATAAAAACCACCAAGTCAAAAGGTCGTCGTCTTTATCATTGGTGGAATTTGTATAATGTTTTTAATTGTAGCGACGACTCTACAAATGCAAATATACGAATTATTATTTAATAAACAAATAAACTTCCATAAATAGACAAACTAACTTTTTACGATGCAACGTTTCCGCTGCATCGCTTGAAAGTCTTTCTTGGTAGTCACGTAGTTTAAAAATCAATTCCATCATCTTCAATTTGTTTTTCATCTGCTCCAATAATCATAAACTTACGAACACCACCATTTGTTGTATCTTCACGTTTCCATTTTTTATAATCGAAATACATACCTAACCATCTACCGAACCAACTTGCATTCATATTACGAGGCATTTCTCTAACTCCATCTGCATAAGATTGCATTATTTCTTTAGTTGTATAATAATGATTATTTCTCCATAAAAATTCATTCTCACAAAAGTCAAAGAAATCTTCGCAAGTATTAGCAATTACTTTTTTAGTTTTCCCTGTTTTTAATTCAGAAAACAAAAGTCCGTTTTTAAAATACTTTTGAATATTTAAAATCATATAGCTAAAAAATGAATCCCACTCTTTTAAACTCCAACCACTAAAAAATAATTTATTAAATTCATCAATAGGTTTATAGGTTTTAGAATAGTGTCTAAAAAGTTCTATTTCAATTTTACGTGCATCGTGTGAATCTCCAACTCCAGATAAAATATAATTTGATGTAAAAAGTATTTTAGGACTTCTTGAAAATGGTATTTCAATTGGTTGTAAGTTCTTTTTATTCAAAACTAAATTACCTGTTATAATAGAAAATAAACTTTCAAATTTAAAAGACCGTTCCATATCATCAAAACAAATAATATTATCATCTAAATTAATTGTTTGATATGGGAATTGTCCTTTATTATTAAATTCTTTACCATTCAAAGTAACTAACTTTCTACATTGTCCGAGTGCTTTTGATATTAAAGTTTTACCTGTACGCCCTGAAGGATTATCATTTAAAGTTTCATCATAAAAAACTATTGCAAGTCCTTCATCTTGTTTTTTATGGTTGTTAAGTAAATATCCAATTGCACATTCTACAACTATTTTTCTTTCTTTCTCTTGTTTAGAAACATTTAAAATAAACTTTTCAAAATCTGAACTTTCATTTGAAAAATTATAATCGTGTTCAATTATATTTTTTTCCCAAACAAAACCGCCAATATTTATGTAGTCAATTAATTCAGTTTTATCTTTAGTTATTTTTAGAACTCCATTTTTAAAAAATAAATAAGAAGTATCTTCAGTATCTCTAATCATTGCAAGGTCTTTAGTTGCTAATTGATTAAGATATGTTTCAGAAAATTTAGCTGTTGATTTTGCAAAAAAATTATAAACGTGCATATCAACTTCTACAACGTGATTTAAAACAAAGTCTTTAATATTTGTTTCGTTTATTTCGTTTATAATGTTATTATAAACTCGTACAAAAGTAAATTCTTTATCATTTAGTTGAACTTTATAAAAACCTCTATTCTCTAAAAACAATTTAAACTTATAATCATTTAAAGATAGCTTTCCGTTTTTATCTGTGTCCCAAAAAATTAAGAAGTCATCTTCAAAATCAAAATCAATAACATCTTCAATATCTGAATCCTCTAAGCCTTCTTTGCGAAATTCCTTTTTCGCTTTTTGAACCCCCTTTTTTAAAATTTCCTGAGCCTCTCTAATTTTATTATCATCAACTAAAGTTAAACTATCAAATTCGTTTGTTCTTTTGTATGCTGATTTTATTATTGTTTCAAGTTCAGAATCTTCCAAACCTACTGAATAGAAATTTTTAAATAAATTTAATGCTTCATCGCTTGGTAACCCTGCTTTATTTAAACCGCAAGCAAGTTTAAAAAGATTGTTATTTCTTTCTCCAGCATTTAGGGTAAATTTCTTGTTAAACCATTTTAATATTACATCTACTTTTTTATTAGTATCTGTTATTACAAAATGTTTTGGAAACTTATTTGAACGTGTTACTTCTGTATATTCTTTTTTTAAAGTCCAAACTTTAGAGTTTTCATTTATAAATAAATCAGGGTCGTAACTTTCATAGCAAACTCTTGAAATATCTTTTGTTTTTTCATCTAATTTAGTATCAAAAGTTTCACAAATTGCCTCGTAATATTTTTTATAATCTTGAATTTCTTTAGGAACTTTTACAAGCGCCTTTACTCCATTACCTGAAGGACTAATAAAAGCCGAATAAATATATTCATTATCTTGTAAAGAATCCCTTAAACAAATAGGGTCATCAACATCATCAAAATCTAAACAAGCAAACCCTGAATGATTAATAATATTTTTAGCTGCTCTATATGAAAACTCCCCACTAAAACAAATTGATTTTAATTTAGCTTTTTCTTTGTTTCTTTCTTCTTTATCTTTAATATTTCTAATTCGTTCTATTTTTTCTTTATTAGAACCATCTTTTAAAGATAATAATACGTCGTTAATCTCTTTGTAGAATGGATTTTCTACATCTCTTACGTGTGCAAATACTGTTACCATTACGAAATATAATTATAGAAATAAACATCATCTGAATTACTTACAAATTCAAAGTCATAATCTTCAAAACCATTTATTCTAACTTCAATTTTAGAAGGTGGTTTTTTTGTAATTGCTAATTCCTTTAGTAAAATATGATACGCAGTTGAATGTATCATTTTCTGAATGCTTTGATGTGTAGTGTCTAAATCAAAGTCTTGTTTGTTAAGAACAAATAATCTCATATAATAAAATATTAATTAATAAAAAGCAAATATAATAAAAAAAATTTAACATATCCGTTTGTAAACGTTTAATATCGTTTAACATCAAAACAGCATCAAAACAGCATTTGATGTATTGGATAAAGGATTATAAAATATAGCATTTTAATATAAAAAACAGCAAAACAGCATTTTTTTACTTTTTGTACAAAAAAATATTTTTTACTACTTTTTAAAAAATATATATAAAGAAAAAGGCGTTTTAGTGTGTTTTGGTGTTTTAGTGTAATTATAAAAAAACCACCTCGAAAGGTGGTTAATTATTTAAAAGTCTAAATCTTCTTCGTCTATTGGTTCATCAACAACAGGCTCTGCTTTTACTAAATACGTTTTTAAATACGTTTCTAATACATTAAACGCTTCGTCTGCTAAATCTGCTTCAGGATCTGAAATTGAACGCTCAAATTTAAAGTCAGGCGTATAGAATTTAACTGCACCCTTTTTGCCATCAACTACGCTTTCAACAATTACCCACTCATCAGGAAGTCTTTGTCTTGTTTTGGCTGTAAATTCTCCCCACTTTTGAACTGCTGCACCTTTTAACTGAATGTTTGCAAGTGAACCATCTTCTAACATAATGTAAATAGATTTTACATAATGCCCTCCAGCAGCTTGAACTTTCTCTTTAATATCTTTGTAAAGTCCTTTTGCAATTTCGTTACCCTTAAAAGGTTTAACAGTCATTGGTTCTTTAGAAATAAATTTCACTTCATTTGAAAAAATACCGCTTGAAGTTGCATCGTTCCATCCCTTAATTGCGTGAAGTTCGTCTAATACTAAAAATTTAAAAGGTAGCGGAACTAAAACATTTTCTTGTTTTTCTTTGTCATAGTAAGAGAAACATTTGTCATTTGATTTCCAGTCAAAGAATTTATTTGCTGGATTTGATTGTGGTTGAGAAAATGCACCACGTCTGTTTGAAGTTGTACTCATAATATTGTATTTGTTTATGGTCTGAAATTAAGATGCTCAAACCTTGCATCGGTTAATATTATTTATCAAAGATACAAAATTAAAAAGTAATAGTAAAATTTATTTTACTAAAAACTAATAGCCAAACTTGACTTTCTTTGTGTGCTACTTACTTTCGTTACTTCAACTCCTTCACTGTCGTAAATTGTGTCTTTTGACTTTGTAGCTACTTTAATAAGTTCAGCACGTTCTTTTAATTTAGCTTCTAATTCAGCATAAACGTAATCCTCTTTGTAGTTAAGTGATTCTCCACCACTTCGGTAAGTTCCTTTAATTCCAAATGCTTCAAAGTTTTCTTGCGGAATTGAGTTTTTAAGTTCATCGGTTACAATTTGTAACGCCTCGTTAATTCTTACGGCTTGTGCGTAAAGTTCCATTTTGTCAGTTGTTCCAGTATCTAAAAGATTGCTAACAAATGATTTTGCAGAAAGTCTTATCTCCGCTTTTGTTGGTAGAAAATTGTTTGTTTCTACTGATTGTTCCTGTAACATCAGGAATAAATTTGAGTTCGCTCCCATAATTTTGATTTTTAAAGTTATGCAAATATAACATTTTTTTGTTAATTAAAAAAATAAATTAGATAAAAAACGATTAACCTATACATCGTGAGGTTTTAAGGCAATTATATAAAATCAAATCACGTAATTAATATTAATTTGCCTAAAATAATGTTTCTTGTTTTACACTTTCTTTAAATCTTTTATTTGCTTCTTCTAAATTTAATTTAGCTTGTTTAAAGTAACTATCTTTTAATTCAATTCCGATAGCTTTACGACCCATTGAAACAGGACTAAAAACCTCACTACCTACACCCATAAAAGGAGTTAGAACAACCTCATCAGGATTTGAATATAACTCAATAATTCTATCAATTACATCAAGTTGTAAAGGGTGTACGTGCTTTTCGTCATCTTCTTCTTTTGAATCCCTGAAAGGTAAAACGTTATCAATTCTAATATCGTCCCAAACACTCGAAGCATAACGTTGCCATATGTAATGATTTAATTTAGTTATCTTATCATCTTCATTAATATTATTAAGGTGTTCCCAAAGTTGCACCTCGTTTAAATCTGAATTATTAGCATTATTCCATGCTCTTAAAATGTTTGGTAAAATAGGAATTTCTCCAGCGTAATGATTAATTCCAAATTTATGAGTTACAGGGACTTTATTTTCGCCTTTTTTAGTAAATACTAAAACATAATCAGGCATAGCTGTAAAACATTTTGTACTATCTTCGACTATAAATTTATGCATTAAAGATTGTACCATAGTACGCATACGAACTTTTAAAGGTTCTTTCCAAATGGTAATACGATTACGATATTCAAATCCGTATTTTTGGTGTATTCTAATTATTTCGTTTGGAAAATCCCAAAGTCTACAAGTATTATCAAATACATCAGTACAATGCACAGCAGTTATACGACCTGATTTTGTAACCCTTGCAATTTCAGCTACTAAAAATTCGTATTGCTCTAAAAATTGTTCTTTACTTTCGCAATTAGACATATCGTGTTCAGAACTTGAATAGTTATATAGTCCTGCAAAAGGTGGACTATAAACTGACAAATCAACACTTTCATTATCTAAAGTTGGCATTACTAACATACAATCACTATTATAGATTGCGTAACGGTCTGTAACGATTTGGTCTTTTACTTTGTTTTCCATGTTATAAAAATTTTGGTTTAATTAATTCTTTGTTAAATTCTTTTACTTTGTTTTCAAAACTACGATTAACATTTTCTGTTAAGTTTTTATGTAGCTGTATTGCTTTTTGTGTCTTTTGTTCTAAGGCTTCTAATACCCTTGTTTGTCCGTCTGAAATTACCATATCAATAGTAACGTTATTTTTTTGTCCGAACCTCCAAAAACGTCTTATAGCTTGGTAATATTGTTCATAACTCCACGTTGGAAAAAATACCGAATGATTACAATGCTGCCAGTTTAAACCCATTGAAGTCATCTTTGCCTTTGTTATTAGCCTTTCAATTTCTCCATTTGCAAAAGCTAAAAGTATTTCTTCTTTTTTATCAATTGATTGACTGCCTATGATTTCAACAGCTTTTGAATCTGAATGTTTTAAAATACTACTTTCGTTATTTGTGTTACACCAATAAACCGAAGTTTTACCACTTGCTAACTCGATAGCTTTTGCACATCTTTTTTCTTCTGTTTGCTTTTGTTCGTGTCTTACTTCTGTCATTGACTTTGCAATAGGCGTAAACATTTGTATTTGACCATTTACATCGATTAAAGATTGATTTTCTACAACGTGTCTATTAATTAATAATTCAGGCAAATTGTAACGTTCATTACTAAAACCTAAATCGCTTGGCATTTTTGCCATAATTGACCATTGATTAACCCACGCAAAGAAATCCTTTTCGGCATGTGGTTTTAAGTAAAACTTTTCACCTATATTACGATTATTGCTATCGACTGAATTTTGGTTATTCTTAAAAAACTTACCTAACATATCCATATAACCCATATAACCTAAAGCCTCGCTACTTGTTCCCAATTCTATAAAATCGTTTGGACTTGGTGTGGCTGTACTTAAAAATCTATAAGGTATTTTTTTTACAAAACTTGTAACTTCTTGTTTAATTTTTCCGTCAAAGTTTTTTAAAATAGAACTCTCATCTAAAATTACAGCCTCAAAATCATTTTCATTAAAATAATGTAAACGCTCATAATTACAAATAATAATTTTTTTAGTATGCTTACCGTCTTTTGAATATTCAACATCTTCGATACCTAACTTTTCAGCTTCTAAAACAAATTGAAAAGCAACCGCTAAAGGTGTTAATATCAATACTTTTTTATTTGTGTGATTAACTATATTTTTTGCAATAGATAACTGAACTAAAGTTTTACCTAAGCCAGTGTCTAAAAATACAGCTACACGACCTTTTTCAATAGCTTTTTCAATAACGTGTTTTTGAAAGTCAAAAGCTATGTCAGGAATGTAATTTGCTTTAAAACCAAAGTTCCCTATCGAGTGTCTTTTTGATTCTAAAAATTTTTCGTAATCTGTCATAATATTTAAAATAAAAATGCCTACCTGTATTTGCATCGGCTTCGACATCGATACTCCTACAAATAGGCTAATGTTTTTAAGTTACTAATTTGTCGAAGCGTAACTATTGCACAAATATAATGTTTTTTTGTTAATTACATCTATTTTTTAATATTTTTTTATAGAGTGTATTAATACGTTCAGAATTCACGCCTCTTTTATAGTAAAAATTCATTACTCTTTTAATTCTTTGTAGCGGTGTTTGTTTCATTTTAATAAATATTTAATCGGTTTATTTTTTATATGTTCCATTTGTTTAACTTGTTCTAAAACTTCTTTAGCTTTTAAAGTAGTTTCTTTTTTAATTTCGTATGCTGTAGGGATTCGCTTACCTACTAATACAGGACTTTTACGCTTCGATAATTTCGACATTTATTTTGTAATTTAATTTTTTACAAGCTTTTTGCAATGTTTCGAAAGAGCAAACTACCTGATTATTTAAAATGTGGTTTAAATGTGAGTAGCTGATTTCAGTTTTTCTCGCAAATTCTCTTTGGCTTATTCCCTCTTTTAGGAATATTTCTTTTAGTTTATTATTCATATTAAAGTTAATTGTTGTTCTATAATTTTATCGCTTTTACTTAAATTATCTTCAGCCCATAAAGGTTGAAAATTTGTATAATGATTTAATCTAATTATATCATTTTTGCTATTTGCACTTGCTAATGGTATAATATGGTCTAAATGCCATTCTCCGTGATTATAAAAGCTCATTCCTTTTTTAAATTTACTTTCTATATAATATCTAAATTCTTCTATTGTACAACCTAAAATTTTTTCTGTTTTTGAATTTTTTTTATATTGATTAGTTCCTTTTTTAAAAGAATTATAAATTAAACTTCTTGTATTCTGCTTAAACTTAAATACAAAATCTTTTTGTTTTCTTTTATTAATATATTCTAAATTTCTTTTATTTATATTTTCTTTATTTTTTTTATACCTTTCTTTACTTAACTCTATACAACGCTCTTTGTTTTTTTTATAGTACTCTTTTTTGTATTCCTTTATATGTTCTTTGTTTTTTTCTTGTCTTTTTTTATAATTTTCTTTATTTTCTTGGTATTTTTTTTTAGTTAATGCATTATGTTTTTCTTTATTTTTTTTATACCAATTTCTACTATTTTCTGCTATACAGCTTTTACAAGTTGTACTATAATTATCTTTATAACTTTTAGCTTTACTAAAAAAATCATAATCTTTAATATCATTACATTTATTACACTTTTTCATATATTAAAAAAAAATGCCTACCATATTTCAAACGCATCTCAACTCGTTTTCCATATAATAGGCTATAATATTTTAATTGTTACTTTAATTGAGATGCTGTAACTTTTTACAAAAATACAATATTTTTTTAATTAAAAAAACAAATTATATATCTATATCATGATTTATTTTGCTTTCGTAAATGTGGTATGTTTCAGTTATGTAAACAGGTCGGTAAAGTGTAACTGTTGTGTCTTTTACTAATTTTTGAAGGTCAAATATATTATAAAATTTCATTCCATCTTTTTCAATGTACTCTAATTTATGCGCTTTTGCTATTTCTTTTAGCGTTACTCTGTCTACTCCTAATTCGTTTGACATTTTTAACAAAGTCATTTTCATATTACAAAATTTTATCAAAAAATACTACTCCTTTTTTCCTTGCTATTTCTATATTTTCGTAAAACTTATTAATAAATTCACTCAATAAAATTGCATCGGCTTCGTTTAATTCTGCAATTTGCGTAATCATTCGCTCTTTAATGTTTAAGCTATTTAAGGCAAATTCACTATCGTTTTTATAAACTTCGTTATAATGTTTGATAGTTTTCTTTTCAAGTGCGTTGTGAAACATTTTGCCGTACTTCTTTTCAATTCCTGTTAAATTATAGTTGTCGAATATGTCTATAAATAATTGAGCTGTTAAAAGCAATTCTAATGCGTTGTGTGTTTCTTTAGTTCTCATTTTCTTTTAACCATAATTTAATCACGTTAATACTCTTTTCTAAATCTGTTTTAAATTCGCCTTTCTTTTCGGCTCTTTCTAATCTTTTAACTATGTCAAAAAGATATGAATTCCAACCTCTCTCGGTTGCTACTTTGTAAAGTGTACCTTTACTATTATCGTAGTGTTTCGGTGTTTCTAAAGTTTCGTCTAAATATGTCATTATTCGTATGATTTAATAAATTGGTCTAATGCGTTTTTTTCGTTTGGATTTAACTCGCTTAAAAGTTTTCCGTTAACAGTCCATTTTCCATCAATAACTTCTATTGTTAGTTTCATAATGTTTTAATAATTTTAGTTAATTTTTCAGTTAGTTTGCGTTGCTTATATTCTAAATTAGAATCGTTCCCAAAGCATATTAATTCAGTTTCTATGCTTTCTATTTTCTTTGCGAGTTGTTTTAATTTAGTTAACTTTTCCTCGCTTACAATTGTGTTATTCATACTATTTCGTTTATGCATCTAATTTTTACTAATTTAAACGCTTCTCTAAATGCCTTATAAGCCTCATCAAAATTATTAGCTATTATGTCAACTTCAAAATCTTGGTACTCATCATTTTTGTACTTCCAATAATAAACTCTAAATTTTTTCATTTCTAAATAAATTATCAATTAATACTACCCACCCTTTATCTTCTTTTGTTAATTCTTGAACTAAATAAATAACAGACTCAAATTTTAAATCCGTATAAGTAAAAGTATTTTTAAGTTCATCTATTAACGCTTTTGTAGTAGATGGATAAAGAGTCTTTTGATTTTCTAATTTTAAGCGGTTTTCTTCGCTTAAACGATTCCATAAGTTTTTCATAATTATTGTTTTTTAAAGATTAATATTCCACATATTAATAATGCTCCAGACATTACTAAAAAATTATCGGTACTCATTCCGATAGTTGCAACTGATAAAAAGATAATTGTTTTCATAATTTGTTATTTAAAGTTAAAAAATAGCTGTCTTTCCAGCTTGTCAACCCTGTACGAATACTGTGGGATTTTTATTTTTACTTATTTAAAAGTATGTTATTACAATTTTTACATCTATGTTCTGTTTTTTCTTTTTCAAAATCAACTTTTAATAATGTATCATATTCTATTGCTGTTGATACTTTACCGCATATTGGTAATGCTTTTCCATTTTTTGTTTGTGTATTTCCTGCTAAATGTAATTTTAAATTTGCCATAATTTCTATTTGTTTAATTATTATGGTACAAATATAATATCTTTTTTTAGATAAACAACACAATGAAGTTAATTTATATTCATTATAAATAACGTTCGTATGTTATTTGTATTAAAATAGTTTGTATATTTGTAAAAATTTAAAATTATGGAAACATTTATATTAGTCCTTTATGCATTGGTTTTAATACCTGCAACAATTTTATTATGGCTTATTGTTATATCAGAAATGATAAATTTAAAAAAAGAAAAAAACGAAATTTAAAGCTATGGCCTTAAAATAAAAAATTAATTTAAACGTATAACCTTAAAAATATGTTAGAAAAATTATTAATATTAAAATAAAATCAATAATAAAAGGAGAGTTTGGTGGTAAAAAATCAATGGAAGTTATTTCAAAATATAAAAAAAAACAAAGAGTTAATTTTATAATAAGTGATGAATATTTTAGTGAAGAATATATTTTAGATTATTTAAAACAAATACCAAATAATTATGGTATAGAAGTAAAACAAGAAATAGATAAACTATGATTAGTCCAAAAGCAAAAGCAAAAGAATTAATTAGTAAATTTAATAATTCTTATGATGTAGAAAGTAAAACTTATATTTTATATCAAAATATTGATGAAAGTAAAAGGTGTGCATTAATAACTGTTAATTTATTAATTGATTGTACATCTCCAAGCTCTGAATTTGGCGGAGAAATAAATATTTATACTTCTGAATATTGGAATGAAGTAAGAAACGAAATTTTAAATGTTTTTTAATTATGATACACAAACTACAACAACTAATCGATAGAAAATCATTTGTCAATAATATGGCAAGTAAACTGCACTTAAAACCTGACACAATAGAGTATTATTTTAGAACTGAAATACCTATTAAAAATAAAGTAATAATTGAAGCGTGTTTAGACTTGCAGTTAAAATTAGATAAAGAGTTTAAACAAATTGAGGTCAAGGCTTGGGAATTACTTTAAACAAAAAACCACCTATAATAAGGTGGTTTTATTTTTTATCCAATTCAATACAAAGAGCAGAACAAATAGTATTCCAATAAGCCACATAAACCGATTTGCGACTATTTTAATAGTTTCTGAATAGTCAACCTCTTTATCTTTTTTTTCTTCTTTAAAATCAACGTTTTGCTTTTCCTTAATTACTTCTTTAGAATTGTTATAAATAACCCTTGTATTGTAGATTGTATCTTTTCCTAAAAGAATAGGTTTGTCCAAATTAACAGGCTCTAAAGTAAACGAGTTACTAAACTTTGTTATATCGGTTTGTGTTTCACTTTTAACTTCCGTTTCTGAACTTGACTTTTTAACGCTTCCGCAAGAAAATAAAGTTAAAACTAAACAACCTAAAATTAATTTTGCTAAAGAGCTTTTAGATTCATCGCCTAAAAAAAACTCACATTTCCCATCTTTATAAGGTACTTCTGTAAAATAACTTTGCCACATTCCGTCTATTGCTTTATATCTTTTGCAATTATCTTTTAAAGGGCAATTAAAACCACTACATTTTGTTATATCACTCATTGTAATTCATCTTTAATATTTTGATAATCATAACCAGCACTAATTAATAAGTTAGTTATAATTTCAATTATTTCAACTGTTGTTAAGTCGTCATAGTCACATTCAAATGTGTGCTTTTTTTTGTGTGCTTCGATTTGTATTTTCATAATTTAAAATATATGTGTTATTCTCATAATTTGTCCGTGTTCTTTATCGTGTATATATCCCTCAACAGCTTTAGGTGCATGCTGATAACCGTTACGATGATGCCAACTATCTGTACCGCTTGGACTTCTTAACGTTTCGACGCAAACGCCCATAT